CAATGGGCAACCCAAATATCATCTACATCGTGCATAAATAGCGTAATTGTAGAAAACACTAATAATTTAATCGTTACTGGAATATATAATAACGATTTAATTATATACGATGCACCTGGAAATACATCACATTTGTCCATGACTATGGTTGAAAGCAATAATATGTTTATCATAAAATATAATAGTGATGGGTATGCATTATGGGCAACTCATATTAGTTCTCCTGGTTCAACCATTAACATCGTTAATTATGCAGATATTGATAATTTAAATAATATAATTGTATCTGGAAGATATAACAATTCTATTTTAACAATATATGATTCACCTGGTAATATATCACATTTATCATTAACTACTTTTGAAAATTCTGTGTTTATAGTTAACTATACTAATGATGGATATGCACAGTGGGCAACACAAATAATTTGTAGTGATCAATATGGCCCAAAAATAAAAACTGATAGTAAAAATAATATATGTGTATCATTTATCACAACAAGTATATCATACATATATAACAGTAATTCTAATATATCATCTTTATCTTTTGATATTTCATCATCTTCCTCATATTCATCATTGTGTATAGTAAAATATGATAGTAACGGATACGCAGAATGGACAACTGGAATAAATAATGGTCCATATCAAATAGCTGAAAATAATAATTATAATATTGCAACTGATAAAGAAAATATATATGTAAGTGCACAAGTTTCATCATCATCAAAAATATATGATGTATTTGAAAATACATGTGTGCAATCTGCATTACAAATTCCATCTGATAGTAAATCATTAATAGTAAAATACAATTCAAATGGTATTGCACAATGGGTTGTATCATTTGACCAACTATGTAGTGAGCTTGATATAAATATAAATGATACATATATATATGTAATTGGTACATCCTCTTCATCACCGCTAACTATTTATAACTCAGATGGGAATCAAAGTATATTACCATTAACAAATAAATTAGATACCAGCACACTGTCAGGAACTAGTTCAAGTCGTCAATTGAATCTAGGACGCAATGTTAGTTATATCAATAATCTACAGATGTCACCATATCTATACTTAGGTGCAAGTCCTTATGTTGTCGCAGGCTATGTTACCGCAGGATATTTTGATGAAACACAGGTCACAGGTGCATTTCCACAGATAGTAGATAAACTCAATGGTGGAGCTAATATCGCTATCCTTGACAACAGTGGTAATTACATTGATGGCAACGTAGATGTATTAGTCTATGCATTACCAGAACAATATGTAGATGGTAATAATATCAAACAGAGATAAGCAAAATAAATATTAAAAAGGAACAAAGACTATGGCATTCCCAACAGGGGTAGTGATCCCAACAACTAATTTAAGTACAGCGTCAGCAGACCCTAGCCTAGCCCGTGCTGATCTATTCACCACAGTAACAGCAGTGAATGATATCATCAGCAGTGCAGATCAAGCCAGTGGTATCGCCATGCTGTCAGCCCTGGGCAAATATGATGGTGCTAAACTTCCAAGCACAATCACAGCTACTAGTGTTATCGCACCTAGCAGTGGTGTATTAAACATACAAGACATCATCAGACTTACTACTATCACTGCTATAGATTTAACAGCACGAACAGGTAATGCCCTGGGTGATATCGCAATCAGCAACAATGCCGCAGGTGGTAATGCAGCTATCTGTTTGTATGATGGCACCAATTGGCGGTATCTTGCCATGGGCAATTTGACTGTAGTCTAATGGACAAGAAGAAATTAGAAGACAAATTAACTGAAATAGCAGAATGGACTTACCCTTGTCTAAGTGAGGCTACCTCCATTGAACGAGTTATACCACCCAATGGTGCCAAAGAATTCAGACAGACATTCACACCTAAACCAGACTTGGGTCCGCGTATCATTAAATTCAAAGACAGCATCTGCCTACGTCCATGTGAGTGGTGTGGCAAGATACTCAATCATAAAAAGAACATCACCAAGCAGACTATACCACAACGTGGGGATAGTCCAGCTGTCATCAAGTGGCATCTAAGTTGCTACAACTGCCACCGCATCTGGGATCCAAGCCAGGGCAAACTACAACCAGTCAGCAAGAGCATTATAGCCAAACGTAATAAAAATAAAATAAATAATAATGTAAGCGATGAAAAATAGATGTAGTTATCGCCATTTCTACATCGTGCCTTAAGATGCTGAGCCTATTCAGTCCTTATATATTGCTTATAGTATAGAGTCATTTCTATATTTCCCTTAAAAAATCTTCCCAGGTTTCCCCTGTTCCCCCAGGGGTTTTCTTTGGCTAAATTTTCCAAACAATCACTTGACGAGATAAATACTTTAATATATAATAGTATTATGAACACTAAACAAAAGGCAGTAAAAATGGCAAATAGATATCAAGTAAGTGGCAGAGATATGGATGGCATCTATGGATACTTTGTAGTAGATACACATCATCCTCTTTACAAATTATATGGTGCAAATGATATGAGCAGTTTCCATACACAAGGACTTAGTATGCACAAACAAGAAATGATTGACTTAGCAGACAAATTAAACAAGGAGACAACATAATGCCAAGGAATAAACCAAAGAAATGGACAGACGGATTGAAAGGTGTGAAGACAGCTACCAATCCCAAAGGTGGAGGGCGTGTTAAGGGTAGGATTTATAATCACCTAGTCAGCTTTCCAGGTATCCTAGCTGAGATGCGTATGGCTTGGAGCCGTATGAAAGCACAGGCCAAGTATCGTAACAAACAAGGACGTACAGGTGAAGCATGGGATTTGTCATGGGAAGAGTTCTTGGCTATCTGGGATAAGAAGTGGCATCTCAGAGGCACTAGCAAAGAAAGCCATGTCTTAACCAAAATCAACCAAGATGGTAGTTGGACTAAGGACAACGTGGAAGTATGCCCTCGTTTGGAGCAATGGCGTCGTCAAACCAAAGTCCCAAGCAGTAATCTGGGCAAGACATATAAGCCTAGGAAGCCAAAAGTATGAGTAATATCCTACCTATACAATCAAAAGACGGACACATCTATTGGGTTGAAGAAGGAGATACACTTTATATCCAAAGACTCAAAGCTGGACAATACCAAAGCAGTAATTGGCACTTTGCCCAAACACTCATTGACGATTGGACGAGATGCATTGATGTTGGAACCAATAACGCTTGTAATGCTATACACTATGCCAAACGGTTCCAAACGGTTGAATGCTTTGAACCCACTCCCCTAGCACAGCAACTATGGGCTAACACCGTGCGTGATAATAATGTTAGTAATGTCGCATTATATAAGAATGCAGTTGGTGAATGCCAAAAGACCACAGAGATAGTCACACACGATCGCAATGGTGGACATAATCATCTGAGCAATGCGGATCGTCCTCGTTGGACGGGTAAGCAATGGGCGGAAAGAAATGCTCGTGCTCGCACCAGAGTCTGCGTGCCAGTACAAGTTGAAACCTTAGACAGCTATAACTTTACCAATGTTGGCTTTATTAAAATTGATGTTGAGGGTTATGAAAAGTTCGTGCTTGAAGGAGCCCAACAACTAATCCAAACTAGTCGCCCAACTATCCAACTTGAGATAGTAGCCAATCAATGTCGCAAGTTTGGCTATTGGGGTGAGGATATGATTGAATGGATACGCACCTGGGACTATACGGTAATAAGTCGCAAGCGTGGCCCTTTGCTTGGTAAGTTTGAAAGTTATCGCACTGAACTACGCTATGAAGGAGTCAAATACAAGGGTGAAATGGACCTATGGTTCCAACCAAATGAACGTATGCGGACTTATATGTTTGATGAGCTATTTGAAGAAACATTACCGTAAAATACCCCTCACTTATTTTGGTAATATTAATTAATATATTGTTTGACACATAAATACTTTTATGCTATACTATATTGTAAGTGAGAAAATTGGTTTCTCATTACATAACCAAAAAAGGAAATAAAATGACAAAAATATTAGTTCAAGACATTGATTGGCACGTATGGGATAAACGAAGTGGTGACTATTTGGGTGAAGTATTTGATCAAGTTGATACTGTGGATTTATGGATTAAAGACTTATCCAAAATGCCAATTGAGATACAAAGACAGATTGATTTTGGATTTGCTTTTATCAATGACAAGGGGTATGTTCAAATGCCAGCTAGTATATATAATACATTACACGAACTAAGTTATTAGTTCAAAAAAGCCCCTTAATTGGGGCTTTACTAAAATCATCTATGGGGAATAACATGAGTGAGATACAACACCAACAAACCCACCAACAATGGGAAGAATACAGTGATCTAATATCGCGAGCAAGCCAATCAAGAAGTGACGCAATTCAGCTTCAAAAAGCAGTAAATAACGCCTTAAAGGAG